GTCCTCAAGGGCAGCGCACTGGGCGCAGCTGTCGGAGCTGGCGAAGGCAACAATTTCGACGAGCGCCTGTCCGGTGCCAAAATGGGCGGCGTCTTGGGTGGCGGAGTAGCCGCAGCACTGCCGATTGTTGCTCCCGTTGCCGGATTTGGCGCCCGCATCATGCAAGCGCCGCGCTTGCGGCCAGCCGAGAACATGGCGGTTGATCAGGTCTCCAAGGCGGCGGCAGACAGCGGCCAGACGCTCGATCAGATATTGCAGAAGATGCGGGACGCGCACGCCGCCGGGCAGACCGACTATACGCTGGCCGACGCGATCGGCAAAGAAGGCGAGCGCAAGCTGGCGGCGCAAGCCAAGATGCCGGGGACGCCGCGCGAGCGCATCACCGAGGTGCTGGCACCGCGCGACCTCAACATGCCGCAGCGTGTCAGCGGTGAGGTAGGCAGGGCGCTGGGAGCGCCCGGCACGGCAGAACAGGCGACCACTAGCCTGATCGATCAGGCCAGCACGCAGAGCAGCCCCTTGTACAAGGCCGCCGAGGAGGTGCCGACATGGTCGTCCAAGCTGGATGATTTTCTCAAGCAGCCGGAAGCACAGGCCGGTCTCAAGCACGGCGTGACCATCCAGCGGCTCGAGAGCGTCGGCACCGGCAAGCCGTTCAATCCGACTGATGCGGCCATCACTAGCTTTAACGAGGCCGGTGACCCGATCATCAGCGGCGTCCCCAACATGCGGACGCTGCAAACGGTGAAGATCGGCCTCGACAAAATGATCGAGGACAATACCGACAAGATCACCGGCAAGACGAATGCCTACGGCAGGGCGCTGACCGGCTTCAAGAACCGCATGCTCGACGAGATGACCACCACCAACCCGCTCTACGGCGAGGCCAACGCAGCTTTCGCTGGTCCGATGCGGGTCAAGGAGGCTGTAGAGCAGGGCCGCGAGATGGCGAGCCGTGGCCGCTTTGAAGATACCGTTCCTGCCTTCCAATCACTGCCGCCAGCAGAGCAGCAGGGCGTTCGCATCGGGTATGCCGACGCCGTCCGCGCACCGCTGGAAAAGACCGGCAACTACCCGACGATCCTGCGCGAGAAATCGATGAAGGGGTCGAACGAGCTGGCGAACCTGTCGCTGTACCAAGGCCCGCAGATGCCGGGACGCCCGGACCAGATGCGCCAGTTTCTCAACCGCGAAGAAGAAATGCAGCGCACGTCGAAGGCGGCGCTGGGCGGCTCGTCCACGGCGGAGAACCTTGCCGACATCACATCGGCGCCCGGCGGTGGCGAAGCTGTCGGCATGATCACGAGTGCCGCCGGACATAGTCCGGGCGGCTTCATAAAAAATGCCACCGAGTTTCTGCTGCGTGCATCAAAGGGCGAGAGCGAGAAGCAGCGTGATGCGATCGCCAAGATGTTGCTGACAAGAGAGCCTGACGCCACGGCAAACGTGATAAACCAACTCGCTGATTACAACTTGCGTCGGCGGGGGGTAAATCCTTGGACCGGCCAGTACCGGTTTCCTGAAGGGCAGTAGGGGGTTTCATGCCTCGCGACGGTTCAAACGTCTATCATCTACCGCCCGGCACGCTGGGCATTCCCGATACGACGATCGAGAGCAACAAATACAACGCATTCGTGCTCGACGCCCAGCAGGAAGCAAACCTTCCGCGCCCCATCGTGGCTGGCGGCACCGGCGCAACCAGCGCCGATGGCGCTCTGGTAAGTCTTGGTGCAGAAAAATCATCGCAAGCCGTCACCAATTACGACAGCCAAGTGTGGTGGCCGGGGTCGTTCTATTCAGCTGCTGGCGCAACCAGTGCGCCAGTTGCCGGGCACGCTTTTGTAGGCTGGGTGGTTTCTTCCGATGCTCTGGTCACGCCACCGGCAAACCTGAACGTCGTCGTTCACGCCCGAGATCAGAACGACGTTGTGCTGCCCGGCAAGTTGTATGTTCGCGAAAAGAAGGCGGGCATATGGGGAACGTGGAACATAGACGGCACCGGCCTGTCGGGTTCAACACCTCCGGTAAACCCGGCTGACAACACACTGTGGTGGGACAGCGTCGGCGGCGAACTCTACATCTATTACAACGACGGAAACTCAAAGCAGTGGGTGATCGCCTCCCCGCAAGCTGACGTTAATCATTTTCTGCTCAAGGACGGCGACACCATGACCGGGCCGCTGCTCATGCAGGGCAAGCTGACGCTGCACGCAGACCCTGCGGCAACGCTGGAGGCGGCCACCAAGCAGTACGTTGATGCCCAGATAACGGCTGGTATTGGGTCTATTACGGTATTCCCGCCCGGCACTCACATGATTTTTTTTCAGAATAACGCACCTGTCGGGTGGACAAAAAGAACAGACTGGAATGATTTTGCTTTGCGCGTAGTCAGTGGAAATCAGGCACATAATGGCGGCGGCTACGGCTTATCAGGATTATCCGGACAGAACACTGTCGGCTATCACGCCGTTACGGTTGCAGAGATGCCGTCTCATGCCCACTCGGCAGCTATTTACGATCCGGGGCATTCGCATTTATTAAACGGGGCCGGTACGGTTACCGTTGGCACGCCTATTGGCCAATGCCCGGCTTCAAGCGGAAACCCACAATGTGGCCCCATGTCATTGGGCGTCAGTCCCGCTGCAACCGGAGTGCGTGTGTGGGACGGAGCAAACTTCGATGCGACATACGCCGCTGGCGGAAACAATGGACATACCCACTCGATAAATCTCAATATAAATTATCTTGACGTAATCATAGCGTACAAAAACTAATGACGCAGATCCCGCACGCAAACAAAGGCCTCACCTGTCCGCTGCACAAGCAGGACATGAGCAAGGTCTGCCACAAGTGTCCGTTGTGGATACAGGTGCGTGGAAAAAATCCGCAGGGCACAGACACCATCGATCAATGGAATTGTGCGCTCGCGTGGCTGCCTGTCATGCTGGTTGAGAACAGCCAGACGCAGCGGCAGACCGGCGCCGCAGTTGAAAGTTTTCGCAACGAAATGGTCAAGGCAAATGCGGTATCCACCCAATTGTTTTTAGAGGAGCGCCGCAATGGCCACGCTCGACTTTCCAAATAATCCGATCATTGGCGACCTTTACCCGCAACCTCCGGTGCCGGGGCAGCCGGTCTATACTTGGGACGGCCTCAAGTGGACGACATTCACGTTACCTATCGGCGGCGGCATGGGGCTGTCAAACGTACCTCCATTAATGAATGGGACGGCGGCTCCCGGCACATCCACCGTAGGCTCACGCGACGACCACATTCACCCATCAGACAGCAGCCGCGTTGCCAAGGGCGGCGACACCATGACCGGGCTGCTGGTGCTGGCGGCTGACCCGTCTGTCGCGCTGGGGGCGGCCACCAAGCAGTACGCTGATGGCGTCATTTCCGGCGCTCTCACCGGCAAGGTAAATCGCGCTGGCGATACCATGACCGGGCCTCTGCTCATGGCGGCGGACCCTGTCGCAAGTCTTGGCACAGCTACCAAGCAATACGTTGACGGAGGATTGGGCGGAAAAATCGCCAAGGCTGGCGACACCATGATTGGTGCGCTGATCTTATCGGCAGATCCCACCGCCGGATTTGGAGCGGCGACAAAACAATACGCCGACAGCGTAGGCACCAGCAAGGTCAGCAAGGGCGGCGACACCATGACCGGGCCGCTGCTGTTAAACGGAGATCCGTCAGCTGTGCTGGGGGCCGCCACTAAGCAGTACGTTGACAATAAAGTAGCCACCGGCGGTGGCGGTGGCGGTGGCGCATCGGTTCTGATTGCAGACACGGCGCCAACAGCACCCGACAATTCATTATGGTGGGAGAGCGACACCGGCATACTTTTCATTCGCTACAATGACGGAACATCTACGCAGTGGGTGACGACGTATCCGGCGATCGATAGTTCTGCCTACGCGCTCAACAGTACCGTTGTGCGCTATGACATTTCGCAATCCTTAACAGCGCCGCAGCAGCAACAGGCGCGGCAAAACATTTACGCCGCCCCGTTCGATGCGATGGCGTATTCAGGATTGCAGATCAACGGCGGGATGGATGTCAGTCAAGAATTTATAGCCGGAACAGGTATAGTCGCGTCAGGTTATGTTTGCGACGGTTGGATTTATAACTTTTCTACAACGGGTACAGGACCGGCGAATGTTTTTAGTTCTGGCCTTCCCGGCACTCCCTTTGCAATAGTAGCAAAAACAACAACGCCTCAAGCAACTATTACTGGAACACAAACTCATAGTTTTTTTCAACCAATTGAAGGCTATCGCTGTGCGCGGTTAGCGTGGGGCACGACGAGCGCACAGCCAATCACGATTGGCTTTTGGACTGCTCATACTCGCACTGGCATTTATAGTGTTTCTGTTCGCAATAATGGCGACAGCCGCTCATACGCTACGACCTATACTCAAAATGTGTCTGATGCTTGGGAATATAAAACCGTTACTATTCCGGGCGATGTGTCTGGAACGTGGGCAAAAGACAATACCGTTGGAATGCGAATACAATTTGCAAATGCCTGTGGGCCAACCTACACAGCACCAGCGGCAAATGTTTGGACTGCCGGTATTTATGTTGCCGCCCCCGGTCAAGTAAACGGCGTTGCCGCAACAACTGATAATTTTCGCATCACCGGCGTCACCGTCCTTCCCGGCACCCAAGCTCCCACCGCTGCACAGTCGCCGAATGTCATGCGGTCGTTCGATCAGGAATTGCTGATGTGCCAACGATACTATGAAAAGAGTTATCCTTATGCGGTAAGGCCCGGAACGGCCACAGGTCTTGGTGGTGCGGCTATATATTATGGAGCGAGTGTCCCTGTAACAACTACCGTTGGGCTTGGGATGCAGTTCATTCCGAAAAGAGCAGCACCAACTCTCACATCTTATGGAACGACGAACGGAACAGCAGGGACGGTTTGGGACAATTCACAAAGCGGTCCTTGGCCCGCTACTATCCTTGCTATCAACGAGCGCGGCGGGATGATTACAGCACAAATTGCGTCAGGAACAACTTATCTTTTGTCGGCACACTGGGTCGCAGACGCGAGGCTCTAATGGCAGACTATCAACTCACCGAAACCGACATCGTTGTCCGCACCGCCGATCAGGCGTTCATTCCCAACGACCCGGCCAACCGTGATCGTGCTGAGTATGAAGCGTGGCT